ACGAAGACATCATTGTCCTTGTGTGCGATGAATCCAAAACCCTTGGAGGCGTTGAACCATTTCACTGTTCCTTGATTGCTCATGTTTGTTCTTCCTTGTTATTGTTATTTTATGAGGTAGTCTGTATCTAAAATAGGGCGGGAGTGTTGTTAATTCTTCTGCGTCTTGTCTTGTTACTCTTGTCTCAATTTTACTTATGCCTTAGTGTAAGGGCGAAGATTTCTCATCGCCCCCACAACAACTTAACTATTAATTACGCTGAGTAATTGATAACTTTTCTTCCAGACTTTCTAAGCAATGAAATGATGTTTGATTTCATAGTCAAAGCTGAAGATTGAGGTGCAACACCTAAGATCTCTACTGTGAAGTCAATACCTTTAGATAATAACTTGTTGGTAGCAGTCTTTCTTGCAGTGTTTCTCACAGCCAAGTTCTTAAACTTGATCTTGCCACCGTTCACTTCACCGTTCACTTTGTAGGCTGAAGCCGGTTCCGCGAACACACCGATCTGTTTTGCTCTAGATTTGAAGTTTCTTGTGTAAACTACGTACTGAGTTGAGTTTGCCATTGTTTTATTTTCCTTTTTAGTAGAAGGAAAAAAAGTCTTAAACATTCCGTCTAACATATTTTTTCTCCTTGATTGTTAATAATAATGAACCCAAGTTTTCATCTGATAAGACTATTTTTAAGTTCATATAAAATATATTTTACACTATCAACGTGTATAAGTCAACCTCTATGATTAATTTTCTTTGATGTCTGGTAATTGGAACAGATCTATGCCATCATCCAACAGTTTCTTGGTTTCATCCTTGGATGCCGTGCCGTAGAACTTCTCGTTTCTCTTGCCCTCGACGGCCTTGCGTGCCTCCTTGGCGAAGTTCTTACCAACGTTCTGGAATTCTTTCTTGATCTTACGGTCCATCTGTCTCAGTATCACTTCTGCCTGCTGGCCCAAGATGGTCTGTTCACCAATGTAGTCCACGGTCTTGTCCCTGCCCCGACGTTTCTTCACGCTGGGTGACATGATGGCCTTGTCTACCGCGGTGCTGTCACACATGGGACACTGTATCATGCCCTGGTTCTTCTGTCGGGTAAATTCCCTACTGCTGGGGAACCAACCTTCGAATTCGCTGGTGCACCTGCATCTGAGTTTGTATTTGATCATGCTATTATTTACTATTATACAGTTGACCTTTGTGTTTGTCTACTGTAATATGAAACTATGATTAGTACAGGATACAACAAACCACCAGGGAAGAAAACTTCGCAGGGTTCAAGACACAAGAGGATCAAGCTGTCCTCCATGAACAAGCACAAGAAGAGATCTTTCAAGGCCTACAACAGGCAGGGCAAGTAATGAAGAACACTGACCAGATCAAGGCCCTGGCCGTGGCCATCGAGGAGAAGGACAACAATATCCGTATGCTGTTGGCACAGCAGGGCAATCACGAAGTGCAGATAGCCGAGTACAGAGAAATAGTCCGAGAGCTTTCGGCCAAACTGGAACTTTACGAAAACAAATACGGCACGGTATTCAAACCTTCTAGAAATTCCTAAGAGCATACATCACGGCATCCTTCTTCCTACGGAACTTGATGTGTTCGTAGTCTACTATATGTATATGTAAAGGACCACCGTGTTCCTTGATCAGGTCCTCACCGTTGATGGGATATATGGTTATCCTCTCGTCATCCGGCAGTTTGATCTTGTAGCCCCATACCATGGGCCACCAGTGCAAGGGATTGAGGGAATCAAATTTCTCCTTCATCACCAATAGGAACAAGAAAGGTAGTATGGTCCACGGTTCTACATACCATGCAATGGCATCTACTGTTAACCAATCTAAAAAGTGTACAACTCCTGTCCATGCTCCCCATATGGCCAGCAGTATGCCCAGTACAGGCCAGAATTCTTCATCCGTGTCCACATCTATCTCGTGATGTGAGTACATACGATGTTGCTGTTGCCGACTCAGTTTCATAAAAGTAATTATGGACAATAGAATACTATTAAATATTGCAAATATGAAAACACTGTTTATCAATGGCTGTAGTTTTGGAACACACTGGACAAACCCTTCACCGGAGTTTGTCGCCGCACTAGATTGTGATAATGTTACAAATCTATCAAAAGTCGGCACGAGTTTCCAACGTGCCTGCAGGAGCACCATAGAGTGGATAGCCCAGAACGGTAATCCCCGCATGGTACTCATCCCGATAACTTTCGCCCATCGTTGGGAACTGGCACTCAACCAAGATGAGGACGACATAGATGGCAGTTGGGTACCATTACAGAACTCGAACTTCCTGTCAGACGACTACAAGGTACAAGAATCTTCAATAGATGATGTGAAGAAATTAGTGGACCAATACTATAAGATTATACCAACCATAAAGACCCACTGGGACAAGATGTTCACAGACATTATTACTTTCTCTGCCTTCCTTGAAAAACAAAAGATCAATTACCTGATGTGGGACATGTGTAACGGGTTTGACAAGGAACACTTAAACATAAACATAGAACCATACAAAGGATTCCATAAGATAGACCTGATATCACAGAATCCCAGGATCATAGACATTTGGAAATTCTGTGGCAACAGGTATATGAGAGACACAATGCCAGAAGATCTGAGACAAAAAACACCAGAATTTGCCCACCATCATGATTCCACAAGATACAAAGAGCTTGAAAAGTATATTATTGAATACATCAATAACATCAAATAATGAAAACCCTTTTGGTCAATGGCTGTAGTTTTGGACACTGTTGGAGTCCGTCCGACAAGTTTGTTGCATCTTTAGATTGTGACAACACAGTCAACATATCAAAACCAGGAACCAGTTTCCAGAGAACATGCAGGAGCACGGTGGAATGGATAGCACAGAACGGTAACCCAGCACGAGTCATGATTCCTATAACATTCGCACATAGGTGGGAGATGCCTATAGGACCGGGTGAGCAATTTGATAAGATAGACGGAAACTGGATTCCGTTGCAGTCGACCCATGCCATGTCATCTAACCAGTATAGTGAAATAGAGCTCAAGAACAATCATGATGAAATAAAAAAACTTTCAGATCTATATTATGGTCTTATCCCAAACGTAATAGGTTACTGGGATAAAATTTTCACAGAAATAATAACTATCAGTGCTTTCCTAGAACAAAGAAAGATTCCGTATCTGATGTGGGATATGTGTAATGAGTTTGACGAGTCTCTGTTAATCGATCATCCTCATGTTAAAAAAACACAGCTTATTAAAAAAAACAAGATGATAATGAATATTTTTAGTTTCTGTGGCAACAAGTACATGTGGAGACACAAAGGTGGAGACGAGAAGGGTTTCTTTAATGAACACTATGGATCAAGCGAGTATGTTAACCTGGAAGACTATATTTTACAGTATATGAATGATAACCTTCTTTTAGAGTAGACTTATGCTAGAATTGTGCTACAATAAAGAGTAAATACCTACAATGCAAAAACGTACCAGAAGTCTATTAGAAGAATTGAGCTCAATGCCCCTGCACAGGGACAAGGAAGAGGTAGTGGAGAGCAGGGCCTCACACATACTGGAGTCGACCATACGACTGATCACCTACATCAGGGAGAACTTCGATCAGGACACAGCATTTAAACTGGAGAAGAAATTCAATTCAGCGATCAAGAACATGGACGCAAGTAAGTTCTCGAGGGGTGTCGCTCGCATCAAGGAGAATCAAGACATCAAACAGAACGTACTTAAAATCAAAGACGGCGAATACCGAGAGGATTAATCATGTTGATAGAAGACGTCCTTACAGAATTTAAGAGGACTCACCTAGAACACATAGAGGACATCATAATCACTGATGGCTATGTGGGCGGACAGGCAGTGGTGGAATACTTCAGAGGACTACTGCTGACACTCAAAGGCACCAGCTCGGAGGCCATGAGTGTGTCAGTCAAGTGGGATGGAGCACCTGCTGTGGTGTGTGGAACCAATCCAGACAACGGCCGGTTCTTCGTAGGTACCAAGTCAGTGTTCTCGAAAACACCAAAGATCAATTACACGAAAAAAGACATAGCCACCAATCACGGCACGGACGAGCTGGGACAGAAACTGTTGAAGTGTCTCGTGCATCTTAAAAAATTAAACATACAGGGTGTTGTGCAGGGAGACCTGTTGTACACGGATGAGGGCATCACGAGGAAGAACATAGACGGTAAACCTCACCTGACTTTCACACCCAACACGATAACGTATGCAGTTCCCGAAGACGGCGAACTAGCCAAACAGATAGACAGGGCCAAGTTGGGAATCATATTCCACACGACATACGCAGGAGACTCGTTGGCAACAATGAACGCACAGGGTGGAGCAGACGTCAGCTCGTTCGCACAGAGTCCGGATGTGTTCTTTGACAACGCATCTTACAAGGACGTGTCGGGCAGTGCCAAGTTCACGGCAGATGAGTCACAACAATTCTACAACAGCATTGACAAATTGGAAACACTGTTGAACAGTGTGCCGAGGGATTTATCAAGTGTGTTGGGACAGAACACAGATTTCGTGCCCATGTTCCAGATGTACATAAATGCAATGGTCAAACAGGGCGAGTTGCCCACCAACGTCAATCAGTTCCTGTTAGGATTTAGAAAGTTCTACACAGACAGAATGCAACAACAGATGTCAGGACTGAAGGCACAGAAGGCCTTACAACTGAGACAAGACAAGATGAAACAGATGCCCGTGTTCCTGAGCAAGGCCAAGAAACCTTTACAGGCCATGCTGACTTTCTACAAGGCAGTACAGCAGATGAAAGGCTTTATCCTTAAGAAGATGAATCAAGCGATGGCGATAGGATCATTCTCACAGACGGACAACGGATTGCAAGTGACAGAACCTGAAGGGTTCGTCGCTGTTGACAAGACAGGCAATGCTGTAAAACTGGTTGATAGGTTGGGATTCAGTAGACGTAACTTAACGGCTGTCAGCAAATTCAAGAAATAGATTCAACGTCTTGTTGATTTCCAAACTTAACTTTTCCTTATTAAACATCGTATCATAGTTGTGCTGTCGCAGTGCCTTGGTCTGCAGGTAGATGTCCTGCCAATTGATTTTGAGGAGTTCTTGACAGGTTTTGTGTATCTTTTCCATTCGGGTCTTCTGATGACTCTCTAGGTCATAAGATTCATCAAAATAGGTACCAAATGTTTTAAACCCCATCTCACGCAGTTTCTGTAGGTACAGTAAGTTGCCATGAACCACAAACACGTGTTTGGCCATGATCGCCTTCCATAACTTTTCTGTAATGAAAACTTCGTTGTTGGTGTCGTTGGTCTCTGACACTAAACTGAACTTGGTATGATTGTAGGGCTTTTCATAGATGTCCTGGTCCAGCCCTGTTTGTGGATAATCCTGTGCCCACGGAAGTTCATACTCTCGTGGCAATTTAATTCCTTTTTCCCAGTTAGAGTAAAGGCTATTGGTCAACAATGGTTCAACCTTGTCAAACAATCTCTGCCTGTGTCCACGTGTGAGTTTGTTGAGATAAAGGAAATCGTAATGTTTGTTGGCATGATCAAACTCGTATTTGTTGTCCTTGTGTTTCTCGTACATGTAGTGCCAGAACCAACTGACACCACCGGACCATTTTACATGCTCAAAGTCTTGTATGTTAGGATATTCTGGATTTGTTTCGATGTTGTGTACACTCTCCCATGGTGTGGCCTTTATAAAAACGAACCCCTGACTCTTCAACAGATATAACCTTCTATATAACTCGGCATAGAATTCCTTGTTCTTAGTCAATCTCATGTTAGCATGTTTGACATCGATTATAGCAAACCTCCGGTTATAAGAGTCGAGATCGTAATTATGCAGTGTGAAGTACTCGCCGGTCATGTCAAAGGACTGATCTTTTAAACTGTGCATGGCAATGAAGTCCTCTATGGCCTGGTGTGCTCCAGTCTTCATTACGTCTGTGAGAATAAAGTTTCGTTGCATATGCCCTATAAATACGTGTATGTTAACACCTTTTTTAAAGTATGTATCTGAAGCCAAGGTCATTAGGAGACATAGTGACTTGGAGAGATTCACGTTCCCAGAAGTCACAGAGAGGATATACCTCAGTTTCCTAGCACTGGCACTTATGAGCCAACACAAGGACACACAACCGTTCGTGAAAACATATGCAGACCATACCCTAGCGAAAGGTACATTTGATCAGGTCAGGATGGTGCACAACGACCTAGCGAACATGCTGGCCATAGTGTCAGGTGATCCAGAGATAACAAAGAAATTGAAGAACAAAAATCAAGCACAGGCCATGAGACAGAGACAACCACTGCCAGTGATGGCCGTGAGGAGATACCTCAGATCATTCGAGGACCATTTCCGTAACCTCACACAGCTAGAGAGGGCACTGAACATAACGGATGCCAACTACAAGAACGTGAGGAGGGCTGTGGCCGACTACACCAACATGGATACAAAGACCAAGGCACACACCCTAGTCAAGCTGAAACAACTGCTACAGGCCAAACTGCCCAACACTGACATACAACGAAAATTCAAGGAATTGTAGTGCCCACAGAAAATAGTTTCTGGGTCTTCTATGGATCGCACACCAAACCCACATTCCTAGAGGACGCAGGCGATGGACAACAAGCACAGAGGGAGTCAGGAATGCCCCACGTCAAACAATGGCGTGTGTGCCTGGACATAGGTAGCAACGTGGGACAGTGGACCAGACAACTGGCCAAGAGATTCGACAGTGTGATCTGCTTCGAACCCAATCCCAACTTCAGGGAGTGCTTCAATAAAAACATAACAGAATCAAACGTCACACTGTTTCCATTTGGACTGAGTGATCATGCACACACCGTGACCCAGGGCATGAATGCCACACACCTAAATGAAATAGTGGGAGACACCGCACCCAGGGACGGAGACATACAATGTCGCACCTTGGACAGTTTTGGACTGACCAACGTAGACTACATCAAGATAGACGTGGACGGATTCGAGATAGCACTGCTGAACGGTGCTGGGGAGACCTTAAGTAAGAACGATCCCGTGATCAACATCGAGATGAAAGAGAGAAAAAGACCAAAGATTGTTGAGGAGTCCAAGCGAATACTGAGAGAGCTGGGCTACCGGTTCCGGAAACGCACTAGAAGTGATGAAATTTGGCTTAAAAAGTAATATTACAGCATAATTTACCAAAATAACCTATAAATACTTGCAACTTGATTCCTGAGCGGGATCATAGTCATTATAATCAGAAACAAGGAGGATTTAAAATGGCATACGACAATACACTACCAGCTGGTGGACCATCTAACTTCATATCACCTAATCTTGCCCACGAGGGCGAAGGTGTTGCAGTAGATTTCATCACAGTTGATTACATCTCCGACGTATCAGGTGAGGTTACTCATCCATACGCATCGGCGGCAACAGCGGGTATCAAACTATCCATGGACGCGATCCAAAATCTAGGTGTTAACATCCTAGGTAATGGTGTTCTATCTAATTCAGATACTGAACAAACATACATGGTTAGAAGAGACTCTCTAGACACAATAAGCTCAACTACAACAATAGCGGCAATCCAAGCGGCAATCAGATTACTGAATGCTGGTACTCCAGACAAAGTTACAGCAACGATCAGTTCTGCAACAGCTGGCGACAGAGACATGGGTGACACTTCTATTGGTGCTTAATAACATAATATAATATAAGGAAATAAAAAAATGACAACAAAAGTAAACCCGGCGGCAACAACAGTACCGTCAAACGTAGTAGGTAAAGATGTACAAATCTTTACTGTTGATTACATAGCAGACATCAGTACTAAAACAGGACCTTTATCGGCTCAACAAGCGGTTTTGAATACAATTCAAGAAACTTGTACTATCTTAGTAGCTGGACCACTAGGTAACTCTGACACTGAACAAACTTTCATGACTGAAGGTGTTGACTCGGTAGTAGTAGGTACTCTACAAACGGCAATACAGGCGTTAGGAACAGTTGATAGTTTTGACTTTTCATCTAACACTGTAACTGCAAAAACTTTAACGGTTCCTGTATAATAATAACAGGTTAAGGAGAAAATAAAATGGCATACTCACAAACAGCATCTGCAGGTGGTCAAAATGGATCAGCAGATCTAACAAGAAGACAATCTTTCAACGGTAAGGGTTTAACTTTCATCGAGGTTATTTTCGATGACGCTATAACGGCTTCTGCTACAACGCCAGAAGCACTGGACTCAGTGTTTGACAAGACAACAAAAGTTGTAAACAAGAACGGTACCTTACTTGGCGCTTCTTACAGATTAGCGGTAAAGGCCACTGACAATGATGCTTCAGAGGTTGCGGCGATTAACGCTGATGACTCTATAGACTCATACCAGTACGTGGTAGAAGGTACACCGGGACAGTTCAACGCGGCGGATTCAGCAGGAGACATCAACATGGACGTTGATGCCACTGTTGTAGCAGACGCTGAGGCTGACCTAGAATCAGACATCTTAGCAAGCCTAGATGTTAGTGACTCAGCAGGTAACGTTCACGTTAAAATCAGAACGTTATTACCTGAAGGTCATGTAAACGGTGACGCTAGTACGTTCGTAGGTATGTTTGACCAAAGAGGTGATGCGTAATAATCACTATTAGTCACGCAGACTAAATTACCAAAGGGCGGATCTATTTTTAGGTTCGCCCTTTCTTAACGATTAAATAATCACAACCATGTACGAATTCAGAGTCCACACGCTGGTAGACATCACCAACAACGGCAACCTCAGACAGCAGTTCCCATTCAATACCAACAGCGGTGAGGTCATCGACGACCGGCACAGCCTGGCCATGGCACGTGACCAGAACAGCAACTTCGACACCATGATACAGATCCTACAGATGAGGGGCAACGTGACATGGGAGGTACCTCCACAGAAAATGGAACTGCCCAACCTGGGCAACTGTAATTTTGGCTCCTACTACGAGGGCCAACACAACACATGGCACTTCCAGTTCTTCACAGAGCAGTCAGGGGTGTATGGCGACATCGGTGACCCAACACAGAATCTGGTGGAGGATTTCAACCTCGTGCCCGTGATCGCAGATTGTACCAACACCGCCCACATGCCCATACAGACATTCATCACACAGGACCTGAAGGGCACTGACAAACAGAAAGTGATCGGTGCACTCGCGGGTGGCGTGATAAACACGTACTTTTCTTTCGCTGGTGAATACAATAAATAACAGCATAGATTAGGCAACAAGAACAAAAACTAAGACACAAACTTTTAAGGCTCACATAGGCATGGAACAGGCTCAACTACAGGCTCTGATAACGGAGGTACGGAACCTCAAAAAAGAATTAAAAGGATTTATGGGTCAACACACAACAGAACTAGAGAAACAGAATTTAGAAGCACACGTGGACCTTTGTGCAGAGAGATACAAGGGATTGCACGACAGGCTTTCGGCGATCGAACAATCACTACAGAGG